CTTGAAATTATGGAAAGACCAAATGATGTAAGCGTCAAAGTTAGTCACGAGCTTTACGGAAACAGGAGGTTGTACCAGTTACTTCGCGGCATTACTGATCCTTATCTCAAGGATATTGTAAGTCCACTCGTAAGAGGAGAATTTAGACCAGTTAATATTGGTGGTGAAGTCTTCTCTATTAATGCGAATAGGCCTAGTGTGCTTCAGACTGTACTCAGCCTAATTCGTGATGATTGTTTAGCGTTTGATAAACGTCTGTATGAATTGGAAGTCGCGGAGTTAAAGAAGTCAGGGCCTAAGAGTTTGAGACCTAGTTCTAGTTGGTGGACTGCTATCAATGGTTACTATGGAGATAGTGGTTTTCGAGCTGATGGTCAGGCACTGATAGACGCTCACGATGCGATCTGGCGCAGACTTGGTCCTACTATGGATTCGGGCAGTTTCATTCGATTAGAGAATGTGATCGTGCCAAGAACTACCTTCAGTGGTATGCCTTATCTAACACGTACGGATTTGGTATATAATGATATCCTGAAGGATGCTCATAAGATCATGGACACTATTATGACCGGTCAAGATTTTGAGTATTTCTTTTCAATTTTAGGACATCGGGGCCAATCGAGAGGTTTATTCGATTTACCGAAACAGAGAATCATATGGCAGTATCCTAAAGCTTCAGTTATGGTCGGATTGAGTTGGCTTCAATCAGTTCTCCCTGGATTAGCTAACGTAGATGAATTCGTCGGCTGGAATAATTATGCGGTGATTGATGCTTATGTTAGGAAATTGTTGGCTATGTCACATGATGTAGGTAGCAACGTCGTATCGTTAGATTTCTCTCATTTTGATTCTTCTGTAAGTACGTATTTAGTGTATCCCTTATTTAAGAAATTGCGATTGGCAAAGCAATTGATTCCTATATTGGATGAGTTCTTTACATCCAGTATCGCACTACCAAGCGGCATTCAGCGAGGGCGTATTCGTGGTGTCCCTAGTGGTCATGCATGGACAAATTTTGTCGATAGCATTGCCAACTTGACTTGCATATTTTATGTGGCCGAGAGGACTGGTCGTCGAGTTATGGGTTGTACCGTACTAGGTGATGATTCTTTGGTGGTTTATGATCGACCAATTGGATTAGATGAGATGTCACGTATTGCTTCTGAGTTAGGGCTTTCTCTTAATTCAGCTAAATCAATTGTTTCTGATGATTATTGTCACTACCTTCAGAAGGTGTATTTTAGGGAGCGCCAATCTGGTGGTATTCGTTCCATCGTACGTACTTTAAATTCCATGATTTCCATGGAGAGGTGGAACCCGGGAGTGGATCCGTTATTCCATGTGGCTCGCTGGTGGATGCAACTGGACGAGGTTCGTGCTCATCCTGCTCGAATTAAATTTCTTAAGTGGCTAGGTGCCAAGGACAGACTAAAATTAGGGAGTGCTGATCCAGCGGCAGTAGAGGCGAAGTACAGTGATACGACGTTCGAGCGCGACCTCACCTGGAGAGGGTTAAGTTCATTAGTTCCAGCTAACTTTTGGTTCCGTAACGAGTTACGCGAAATATCGTAAACGGCAGCTCGTTTAGTGACG